CAATAGTTCTTCTGGTTTAATTTTATCTGAACCACTCATAGCAACTACTGAGTAATACATCTGCCACCTTGCCCTATACCAATTGTTTTTCTCTCTAGCTTCTTCTTTGTTTCTGTAGCCTGTAACAATGTTTTCAAATTGTCTTGGCGTAAGATCCCAGAAGTACCCTATTTCTAATCCTATCTCTCCACAAGCTAAAGCTTCTAAATCATCAAAAGTTAGATCAGAGACATTAGCCTCTGATCTAGCTACTTTCCCTTTTTGTTAGGTATTGGAGCTGCATTTTGTGTTGGCAACGATTGCTGAAACTCCTGCATAACTTGCTCTAGCAAAGAACTGTTTTTCCAAAGCACATCTACTACATTGTCTGAATCTATGGTTAGTTCTTTACTTGGCTCTAAAACAATAGCAAACAACACTAAGTTGCCAATAAAATTTAACGAATCAAATGAAGGGTCTTTTAGCTTTACATTACTTAGCCCAAAACGCTTAATTAATTTTTCAAATCCTGCTACGGTTTTTTCTCCGTAATGCTGGCATACTTTTCTATAAACCTTATAACCAAACTTTAACTGGTACTCCTTTTTTTCAATAGTGATTTTCATAATGTTAGGTATTTACAGCTACAGTTAATGTTCCTACTCCTTTTAAAGAAAAATCATATTTTACTTTATCTTCATTTGCAGAAGTTAAATTGTAGTTTTCTATGTAGGCATTTCCAGAATACGCCATATTACCGGTTATACCATCTGTAAGCTCTATGGCAACCAATGTTTTTGCCTGATAACTTGTAACAATAGCTTGTAAGTCTATTTGCGCATCTCCACTAGAGTTGGCTGCAATTGCATTTCCTGTTAATGACCAAGTACCTTCTTTTGGATGAAAGTCTTTACCAACGATATCTTTAGAGGCTAGTTCTTCAAAATCTCTAGCTTCGTTTAAAGAGGCTTCTACCTCATGCATAATGGTTTTAGTCGCAATTTTTATACGCATAGAACCTGAATAATCTAAACTCATAGTATTATTATTTATATATATTAAAAATTTGTTTTGTTACTACATTTGTTTTGCCAGTACTTTCATTAAACACTGGCTCTGGAATAGCAGATACATACCTATACCTGTTAGTAGCTGCCGCTAAAGCAACCGATACTTGATCTGCTATAGTTATGCTTTTGGTATAGGTGTCTGACCAGCTATCTATAAATACTTGATAATCTGCAACACCGTCTTTAGATTCGTTACCATTATACCTTATAGCATAATTAACAAAGCTATCTCCATCTTCTTCTTCAGAGAGTAGCGCAGATACACCGCCAGCATCTAACAAGTCTGTTAAGGCTGAAGCTGCATTTAAATCTGCTACTATTTGTTCTGAAAATTCTTTAAGCATTGCTTAATCTTTTTATTTGTTTTTGTATGTACCTTGTTACTCTTTTTTCTGCATCTATAGTAACACCACCTTTTGTTTGATTATAAGCTCTATCTATAAATGAATTAGATCTTATTTTTTTTGTACCTGGTATTACAAACTGCCTTAGATACCAACCATCTGCTTTTCTAGTACTTCTTGGACTTACATACACTGTAGGGTTTTTAGCTCTACGCATTGTTTTCTTTCCGATACTTTTTTTACCTGTACCTGGAGTAATATAAACTCCAAAAGCTTGGCCTTTTCTTTTCTGAACGTGAGGTTTTTTACTAACAGGTGCTAGCTGCTTTGCAACCTTTACACTAGAATTAGCTACTTGACCTAATATTTTTTCTACTTCTTTACGCTTGCTTTTATCATCTCCTAACAACGCTATTTTTCGCTGCAATTCTTTAAAACCCTTTATCTCTATGAATTGCTTACTCATTTTTAGAGGCGTTAATGCGTACAAATTTTCTTCGTTCTATTTCTATAGCATTTTCTATGTTGTAAAAAATACCTTCATCGTCTTTTACCAACATGCCAACTGCTTTTCCTTTTACTAGTCTGGCATCATATTTTATAATAAAAGAGGCATCAAAAATGGCTCTAATTTTACCATCTTCTTCATCTTCTTTTGATGACATTTCTAATTGATGCGCCCAGCAATTTTTTAAAACTGAGGTAGCTGTAACCGTACTTCCTGCTGCATCTTTGGTTTTAGATTCTTGCAGAATTTGTATCTTGTTTTTAAAAGCCCCTAGTTTTACTTGCACTTTAATATTTTATTAATGACTGCAACAACCTTTCAGATGCAGTAACTTTGTTTTTTACGTAATCTCCTCGGAGTTGATCCATAGCTACTGCTTTTAACAACACAGCTTGCTTTATTTTTTTATACACCTTTGGCAAGCCTACGGTAATAGAAACTTGCACTGCATCTGGTGTAAATTCTTTAATTTCTGGAAGCGTAATATTTTCCAAAAATTCTATTTTGTTTTCTACAGAATCTACTCTTGTTAAGGTGTAATTTTCTGCAGCTAAAACTGTTAAATTACCAGTTGTGTAATCTGCTGGTTTATACGCTATTTCATCTATAGCTATAATGGTATGCAATGAACTTGTTATAGCTTCTGCAAAGCTTTTGCCAGATATTTTGTATTTTCTTTCTACAATAGCTCTATTTATATACGATTCACATTCTTCTACCGCTGCATCTATGTACTGCTGAAACAACGCATCTTCTGGATGATCTTCTGTTGGGTCTACTTCTTTTAATTGAGCTTTAAACTCTTGAAGCGTTACAATTTCGTCTGGTGTGTGATCTAATTCTATATAAAAGGCCATGATTGATTATTTTTTGGTTACAAATACGGCATGTTTATTTTCTACAATGGTGTTTGCTTGCGGTTTTGGTAAGGAGACTTCATCTCCTGCGTTGTACGCCAAGCCATACAAACTCGTTGGCGATACTATAAATTTTATTTTTACTTTTTTTACTGGAGCCATCTTGTTTTTTTATGGTTTTAAAAAAGGGCCTGCCCCCTAAAAACAGACCCCAAATCACTATTAACTCAAATCACTTATTATGACAAATCAAAGTCTTTAATTACAGTAAACGCTGCTTCTTCTTTAATAAGCACATCTACATATTGATTGTTTGTAATTTCTATAAGACCTTCTTTTTTACGAGTAATATTATCTACCACCATATCTGAGAAGCCCCATTCTCCAATAATAACTTGGCTAAAATCTCCTGCAATTGCAGCCGATAAATTAGTACCAGTTCCTTTGGTTAAGTTTTTAGGAACAAAAGTTGAAACTCCTGTTTGTAAGCCATTAATTAAATTGTCTGAACTCATTAAGTACTTAGCATCTCCTGCTGTATGCAAGTGGCTTTTTAAATATCCTTTTGTAAGCGCATTTATTAAGTATTTAATTTCTCCAGTTACAGCATTGGCATCTTCTAGCAACGTAATCATTTCTACTAATTTTGCCCATGTAGGCGCAGCACCATTAGTACCCATTGCAATGGTATTAACGCCAGGTGCATTTAAAATACCTAAAGGAACATTACCTGTACCAGAACCATTAATTACCCCATAATCTATGGCTCTCTCTGTAGCTAAACGAATATCATTAGCTGTTACCGTTTCTAAAGCAATAACAGATTGGTGTAAGTTTTGCACAGAAATTGGCACGGTAGCTGACAATCTTTTAGCATCCATTGATTTTTTACCATACTGCGTTTTAGTTGGAGCAACTGTATCTATTTCACCCTCCCATGTTGCAGTAATACCTCCATTATTAGTAACAAAAGCCGCAGGACCAGTTAAACCACGCATGTATTGTGCGCCTAAACTTTGTACAATTGGCTTTGGTGCTAAAGCATCTATAAGCCCTTTGTATTCTTCAAAAACTAATTTACCTCCAAAGTTTCCTGAATCTTGGGTAACAGTTTGTGCATCTGCTCTCATGCTGTTTGGTACAGCAACTCCTTCAATAGTACCTCCAAATTCTTTAGCTTCTCTTACAGCTTCTTGATGCAATTCTGCTTCTACACCATCTAATACACCGCCTGGTAATTGAGATCGTAAGGCTTTGTGTAGCGAAAAACGCTTTTTTAAGGTTTGTTTTTCTTTTTGCTCGTTACCACCAACAATAACACCCGATGCTTGTGCAGCACGTTTTAGATTTTCTTCAATACTTTCAGCTCTTGTAATTTTAGCATCTAACTCTTTTCTTTGAGCCATAAAATCATCAAAAGATGCTTCTTCGTCTGGTGTTAGTTCTCTTTTTTCGGTTTTAGCAGCATCTACTAAACCTTGTGCTTGGTCTATTAGAGAAGCACGTTCTTGTTTTAATTCAATTGAATTTTTCATCTTTACTATTTACTTATTTATTAATAATTCTGCTTCTCGCAGACTTCTTTTTGTTGGATCAAAAGAGGGTATTTCTTCTAATTCTACGTTGATTTCTTTTACTAATGAACTACGCATTTCTTCTAAAGTTTCTGCGTTTCTTTTATGAGCATCTGGGTTAGACCCTACAGAAACTACAGACCACTCCATTAAGCGTTGTTTTGTGAAATACAATACCTCTGGATCTTCTTCGTTTTCTTCTACACCAAATCTTGCTGTTTGAACATTAGCTCCTACAGAAGCCATTCTTAATGTACCAGACTGTACTTTTTGAAAAATCTTTTCTGCTCTTGGATTAATTTCTGCTGGCTCAAAAGTTACTGTACCTATAAGCTCGGACCCTTCTACTCGTACTGTAGAAGTACCTATAATATTGTCTGGATCGTCTGAATTTGCTCGATGCTGATAGCATACTATAGGATTTCTAGTATAGTCTGATAAATCCCAACCATCTAACTTAAAAACAGTTCTATAAGTATCTACAGCTTCTGTAGAAATAACAAACTCTACCTGTCTTTTTTCAATCATTTCTGCTGTTGTATCTCTTACAAAAGCATCTCTGGTTACTATTCTTGGCTTACTCATCTTTTAATTTTTTTAAATTAGCAGCTA